TGTTCAGCCTTCTCACGATATGTGTGAGAGCGTAGCAACCAACGACTAGCATCTACCATTTTGCGATTGGCTAACGCAATCTCGTAGTGCTTGTAGCATGTGTCTGCCATTGTGGCGTATGCCTTGAGTGGTGGGGTAGTCATGTTAGAACTCCCACGCTGTTGCGTATGGCATGTGTGATTGCTTGTACTCAGGTTTCTTGTAGCACATACAGTTCACGCTAACCATGTCGCACCATTGGCATGTATCACACACCTCGCACACATAGTTATTCTCGATAAGTTTCTGCTCATCAAGTAAGACTTGGCATGTAATACATGACCACTCCTCGTAGTCAAATGCGCCTGTGCCTGATGTGTCGTAGAACGAACCTAAGTCCTGCTTGCTATACCACCTGCCGTATCCGTAGGTAGCAGAGCAACTGTCGTTAGACCACCACACGCCACTCTCGTCTGTATTGCCCTTGTTGTCGTGTAGCAGATACATCTGATACTCGGCTTTAGGATCGACAGTTAGCACACATACTTTAGAGCCTGATGTGTACTCCTCGAGCATGTTGTAGATGTGTGGATTATCGAGAGCAGATACGCCACCGATCTTGGCAAGTATCTCCTCAGCGAATATGCGTGTGTCGCTACGCTGATCGCCTACTGGGATGTCGATAGGCAACACACCATTGTGTGCAAGCACAGTTTGGTTATCTACCACTCTGAACGGGTGGCAGTTGTCCAAGTTAGTCGTGCCATGTGTGGCTAGTCGTGCGTGCCACAATGCGTAATCCTCAGGGTACTGACCACGCATCTTGATAAACTCATTAACCGCTTCGTCTGCATCCATTGTGTGATAGGTCATGATGCGTTGCTCACGACTAATTACAATGGCGAAACCGAAGCCGTCTGGATTGTTGATCGCTGAATAAGTTAATTTATCACGATCAGGTATTACATTGGGTGGTACTACGCATAACATACACATGTTATTCATCTCCTTGCGCTAGTTGGTATGGGGGTTGGAAGTTATCCATAGCACGCATCGCTACCTGCGTGAAGTTAGGATATTTTTCTTGGTTATCTAATACATACGCTAGGAAGCGAACCCATGATAACTGCTTGTCCTTTGGGTTAATCTTCATGTTGCGTGTGTACTCAACGGCTGAGTGTAAGAACTCAACTGATGATAGTAAGCGTTGCTTGCGTAGTGATCCACGAAAGACCCGTACCTCAAGCGTGCTGTTGTTATATGAATTGACCGCTTCGTAGCGATCTGCTTGATGACCGAACTTGACCTTCTCGACTAGATGCCCACGATCATTGAACTTAGCAAAGTCAGACACACGACCAGCGATAGCCTGCACATGATGGCGGTTATCGTAAATCAGTTTCTGAAAGCGTAGTTCGTGTGCTGAATCGTGCCGTCTGCCTCTGATGAAGGCTGTGCGTGATATGTGAATATGTATCCCACATGTATCTGTGTTCCATGAGCGATAGCCTAGTTCCCGTAATCTGTCCAGCACATCAAGGTTGATGCGTTGCAACTCCTCGAGTGAGTGTGGATGAGATACGATCTCGAAGCCATTATTGAGTGAGCCATCATGCTTGCAGTACACACGATTACCGAGATAATCATTGACGATCTCAGCGCCACGCTCTGTGCCGTTGCCCCCGTCATCCTCGACCTCTAACTCGAAGCCGAAGTAGTAATCAGCCTTCCCGTAAAACTGTGGGTTAGGCTTGTATGAGTACTCGTATATCAGGCTGTCGCTCTCACGATAGCATGAGTGTGAATCACCATCATAACGATCATAACCACAATCACGACACTCCCATGAACTGTCTGCGCAGTATTGGCAGACTTCGCAATCACGATCATCACTCCACATCATGTCGCCTGTGAAGCGATCAGAACACCAATCACACTCGTTCCAATCAGATATGGCATCCATACACTCTCTACATATAGACTTTCCGTCTACATTGTAGGTTTCTGTGTAGCGTACGGCTCTTGGAACTTCACATGTAGCACACATGAATACGCACTTGGTGTGAAGGAACTCATCACCGCTAAATCCAACATAGCGAAATGATGCGCTTGATGGTGATGCAGATACATCTGCTTCTGTAAGGATCACGCCATCACAACTCTTACACATGTTGCGCTCACCTGATACATCAGGAAAGAACTCCTGCGGAAAGAACATCTTGCGCAGTTCGAAAGTTGGGTATTCGTTGCTTAGACTATCAAACATCCAAGCGTAAATACTGAACAACTTGCGTTGTGTGCATGATAAGCACATGCGATTAACTGAGCCTTCAAACAGCGTGAATACAGATGCCGTTGATGAGCATGAATTACACAGATCGTAGCCTACCCAATCTATGTGTGTATCAAGCATGGCACGCCACTCGGTAGCGAACTGATCGCTCTCGGATCGAACGACACGCTTGAACCAATCGTGTCCTGCTACGCTTTCGTAGTAGACAGCGAAGGTAGGAACTAACTCGCTCATTTGCGTAAGTTCCGATTGCGATTAACAAGCCATAGGTTTTGGCGTGTTAGGCGTGCATTGGCTACGGCTGTCGTGATGAACAGCGTAGTTGATACAGTAAGCGCTATCATGGTTGCCATGATTGTGCCTGTGTCTAGGTACATGGTATTTCCTTTCGTGTGATGAGAAACTCTCCACAGGTGGGAAATGAATAAACCACCCGTAGAGAGTTTTGATGATCCTTTGACCACCAAGAAACCATCATAGCAGATCAGTTTTTAAGTTCAAATTAAGCCCTGAATAAAAGAAAAATGCGTGCGTATGTAGAGATAATAAAAATCCTTCCTTCACATACGACTTGTGAGTGTGTACGCAACAGCGATGGATGTTATGCGTGTGCGCTTAGGCGTGTGCGATACAGCGATGTATGTGGTGCGTGTGCGTGCTGGCGTGCTGAGAAAAATCGGACAATTCGGACATAGGCTCGGCATCCCGTAGAAAACGATCCCCAACACAAACCGCAGATCGGTGGGACAAATCGGACATATCGGACAAGAAACGCCTCAATTTACGCTCAATTCCACTATTCATTGAAAATCTGCTAGGCTTATTTCAATGCCAAAACGGCAGGTACTAAAAAAACGAAATGAGAAAAAATGAACAAGCAAGAAATCGTAGAAATCGTGGACATGTTCGCACTTACATCAGAGAGCGCCAAGTCCTGCGCTAATCGTCTAGAGTCTGCGCTTGGCAAAACAGGCTCAGCATCATCCCGTCTAAGCATGGCAGGATCATCCTTGCTAAGCCTTGCGGATAAATCAGAAAACGAAGACGATCAAGCCACGCTTACCGCAATCGGAGCGTTCACCAAGTTTCTAGCGTTGGTGGCAGTTGATAACAAGAAAACCGCAAGCGTGGAAGCGCCAACCAAGAAGCGCAAAACAGGTTGGGAAAATCTAAAGGATGCAGACGCAACGCCAGCGAAGCCAAAGAAAACCAAGAGCGTGGAAATCTCAGGCTTGGACAATGAGCAAATTATCGCTCAACTATTGCAAGCGCTAAGCGTGGGCAGATAGTCCACCGACACAAACTAGCCCGCTTATCCCGCAAGGGGTAGGCGGGTTTTTTAACGCCAAAAAATCGCCTCGCATGCTACGCATGCTCGGGGGATAAGGCGCTATCGCGCTCTTATCGGCGGATTTCGCGGTCGCTAGCGCGACCCCAATGCTTTAAATCCGCCACGGCGGATGGGTACACTATCCGTATATATTTTTTGGGCATTATATGCTCTGACCTGCGATTTTGTACTACTTCTAAACTACCAGCGTTCGGTTTACTATAGTTGAACGGGTTAGTATATATGTACCGTAAAACGAGCGTGAAGTAAATAGCGAGTTTTCTCGGAGCGCTTATTGCGCTCCTCGTTAAGGGGGTAGTGAGGCACTCTGAAGAGTGCCGAACGAAGGGGGATATATGGAGGTTTTATTATGAGTGCCAAGAGTGGTAAAGAGCATCATAACGTTGTTGCCCTTCGGGAGGCCAAGGCTAAGGTGATCGACTTTGCTAGGCAAGGTCTATCCATTCAGGATGCCATTGTCAGGGCAGGCCGAAAGCCAGATGTGCTCAAGGACTGGAAGCAAGACTCTAAGTTCATGGCTGAACTTGAGAAGGCAAAGGAAGAGGGTCAGAAGACTCTTGATATTGTCTCAGGTGATGCTAAGTTTAAGATTGGCTTTGAGGAGTTCTCAAGGGAGTTCCTAGATAGCCCGATCTTTCCACACCATCAGAACTGGATTGATATCCTAGAGGGCCGTGAGCCTTCATGGCAGCATCCATCTATGGTATATGAACCTGCCTCAGCCAAGCGCCTTCTAATTAACGTGCCACCTGAGCACGCCAAGTCTACAGTCATCACAGTCAACTACTGTGTATATCGGATCGCTATGAATCCGAATGTTAAGATTACCATTGTCTCCAAAACCCAGGAGCGTGCCAAGGAGTATCTATACTCCATCAAGCAACGCCTAAACCATGAACGCTGGTCTAAGATGCAAGCCATCTATGGAAGCGCTGGGGGATGGAAAGAGGATGCTGACTCCTGGAAAGCAGACCGCATCTATGTGGCTCGTGACTCTACAGAAAAAGATCCTACTGTACAGGCCCTCGGTATCGGAGGCCAGATTACAGGTGCTCGTTCAGATTTGATTATCCTTGATGACGTTGTGACTACTACCAACGCTCATGAATGGGAGAAGCAACTTCTATGGCTACAGCGAGAAGTTATCACTCGTCTGGGTGATGCAGGTAAGTTGCTCATCGTGGGGACTAGAATTGCATCTAATGATCTCTATCGAGAGATCCGCAACCCCGACCATTGGTCAGGCGGTAAAACACCTTTCACATATATGAACTGTCCTGCAGTTCTTGAGTTTGATGAAGACCCTGAGAAATGGGTTACTCTTTGGCCAAAATCCCACATACCGTGGGAAGGATCAGAAGACGAGGTACAACCTGATGAAAATGGGCTCTACCCGAAATGGGATGGACCTGCGCTATTCCGTCGTAGAAGTGAAGTCTCAGCCTCTGCCTGGGCATTGGTATATCAGCAACAAGATATACAAGAAGATTCTATTTTTGCCCCTGGCTGTGTACAAGGCTCCGTCAACAGGATGCGAAAGAGGGGTCCGCTAAAACCAGGAGTTCCTGGTCACCCTAAAGAAGCGGGATCATTTTATACCATCATGGGCTTAGACCCAGCCATGAGTGGTAGAACAGCAGCAGTAGTAATGACAGTTGATCGTACAACACGTAAACGTTATGTACTAGATGTTGAGAATATGAAAGACCCAACTCCACAAAAGATTCAGGAGTTGATTGAGGACTGGTCAGTTAAGTACAGACCTCAAGAACTAAGAATTGAGACCAATGCGCATCAGAAGGCTTACGCCCTAGACGCAGATCTAAACTCATACCTAGCCTCTCAAGGCATTCGGTTCTCAAGCCAATTCACAGGTAAGAATAAGTGGGACACATCTTTCGGTGTGGCTGCTATGTCTGGTCTCTTTGGGACTATGCGTAACAACCTACATCAAGATAATAACTTAATTGAACTACCATCACAAGATGGATCAGAAGGTATTAAGGCTTTAATCCAACAATTGATTACTTGGAAGCCTGATACTAAAGGACCTACAGACTGTGTTATGGCTTTATGGTTCTGTGAACTAAGAGCCCGTGAGATAGTTAATAACGGAAGATATAATCAATCCCATATTACTAATAAATGGGCAACTCGCAAGCAACTCGATAATCGATTTACTGTAAATGTAAACGATTACGAGATGTCTATATATGAATAGGAAACTAATGGCAATCGATATTCAGTTAATCGCTCAACGTGTTGAGAATCTAAAGCAACGCAACTCAGAGCGTGATGCTCGTATGGCAGATATTCTTGCTGTACGTAAGGGCAAGATGACTGAGGTATTCCCTGATTTATTCCCAGAGGGAATGAACTCAGCGATGGTTGCTAACTTCGTAGATGTTGCTGCTCGTGACTTGGCTGAAGTTCTAGCCCCACTTCCATCTTTTAACTGTTCTACAACTAATACTACATCAGATCGTGCTAGAGCATTTGCTGATAAGCGTGGTATGATTGCTAACAACTATGTTTACCAATCACGCCTACAATCACAAATGTACTGGGGTGCTGACTGGTACTTTACATATGGATTTTTACCTATCCATGTTGAATTAGATTTTGAAACTAAACTTCCACGTATCCGTGTAGAAGATCCTATTGGAGCATATCCAGAGTTTGATAGGTTTGGCCGTTGCGTTGCATACGCAAAGCGCTATATGAAAACTATTGGTGAGTTAGCAACAGAGTATCCCGAGTATGCTGGAGCAATCCTTGGTCAACTTGGATATAACCAAAATACAAATGCTATTGTTGAACTCATTCGTTATACTGATAAAAATAACATTGTTCTTTATGTACCAAGCCGTGGTAACTTAGTTCTTAACCAAGCAGCAAACCCTATGGGTAAGATGATGGTCTATGTTGCTCGTAAGCCTGGTATTGATGAAACACCTCGTGGTCAATTTGATGATGTTTTATACGTACAATTAGCAAGAGCACGTTTTGCTAACCTCAGTATGGAAGCAGCAGAGAAGTCTATCCAGGCTCCTATGGTTGTTCCTACTGATGTTGTAGATTTGCCTATGGGTCCTGATGCGATTATTCGTACAGCCCAACCTCAGTCAGTTGGTCGTGTCAAACTTGACATTCCTGCTGCTGCCTTCCAAGAACAACAAGCACTTCAAAGCGAAATGCGTTTAGGTGCTCGTTATCCTGAAGGTAGAACTGGTAACATCAACGCTAGTATTATTACTGGGCAAGGTGTACAGGCTCTATTAGGTGCTTTTGATTCACAAATCAAGGCTGGACAAACGATTCTGGCAGAAATATTTGAAGAAGTACTTAAGTGCTGCTTTGAATGTGACCAGATGGTGTTTGATTATGAGAAATCGGTTAGAGGCGTCGCTCAGGGTACTCCGTACGAGTTAAAGTACACACCTAGCAAAGACATCAAGGGCGATACTTCTATTGAAGTACGCTATGGATTGATGGCAGGACTTGACCCATCACGAGCCCTAATCTTCTCATTACAAGCACTTGGTGCAGAATTGGTATCTAAAGACTTCATCCGTCGTGAACTTCCATGGAGCGTAAACGTAACTCTAGAAGAGCAACGAATTGAAATTGAAAAGATGCGTTCTAATTTAACGGCTGCTATCACAGCAACTGCTCAAGCAATACCTGCTATGGCTGCACAAGGACAAGATCCTTCACCAATGATTAAGAATATTGCTGATGTAATTACACGCACACGTAATGGGGAAAGCATAGAGAATGCTGCGCTAGCCGTATTTACGCCACCTGCACCTACTCCGCAGGAACAGGCTATGGCTCAAGCGCAGGCAGGAACGGTTCCACCAGGTTCACAAGCCCCAGTAGAGCAGGCTCCCCTGTCCCCAGCCACTCCTGGACCTGCTTCTGGTGGAACCCCACAACAAGGCGCACCAGATTTAATGAGTATTTTGGCAGGATTACAAGGACAACAATAACTAAGTAGGGGACAATGACAACACTAGCAGCAATTCAAGGTGATGGTTGGGCTGTTGTTGGTTGCGATTCACGTTCAACCGACGATCATGGCAAGCCAATGACCATGATTACTCCTAAGATAATTCAAAATGGTAATTATCTTATAGCAGGAGCAGGTGCTTCTCGTGGATCTAATCTACTTCAATTTGGATGGACACCTCCTAAGTTTAAATTAAGTGATAATTTAGATAAGTTTATGACTACAAAGTTCATACCATCTATGAGAAAATTATTTTTAGATGCTGGTTATGATATGAAAGAGGATGGACAGGCTGCTTCACATGATTCAGAATTTATTATCGTTGCCAATGGCGTTATATATCCAGTTTTTTCTGATTATTCTTGGGACAGGACTGCTACTAAAGTCTACTATTCAGGTAGCGGAGGACACACAGCACTAGGTGCTATGGAAGTTCTTGGTGCAGATAAGGCTAAAACTGCTGAACAAGCAGCAACTATTATAGATAAAGCCATCAATACCGCAATTAAGTGGGATGTTTATTCAAACGGCCCAGTCATTATTAAAAAACAATTCGCAAGATAAGGAATTAAACAATGTCAATGATCTCACCAGTATCTGGTCCAGGTAAATTTGCAAAGCGTGAAGACTTATCTCGTGTAAAGAAGATTCAACGTGAAGCAAAGATTCAAAACGCTACAGGTGGAACTTACGGACAGGCTGCACAACTGCAAGATATCGCATCAGGTGCCTCTACAGCGCAACCTCAAGGCGTTGTTAACCCATATCCAGTTAATACTTTAAGAAATAACATTTCTAGAACACCTATTACTGATGTACAAGGTGATGGAAACCCAATTACTCAGGGTGCTGGTGGAAATACACCAGGTGCTGGACCTGAAGTTCTACAGCAACCAGTAGATGCACCAGATAATGCTGCAATTCTAGCCCGTGCTATGTTTGCTGCTAACCCAACTCCTCAGAATCGTAGATTACTAGAAGCATTCTTGCAAGAAGGTCGTTAATGGCTGATCCATTACTATCCCAATGGAGCAAGTTAAAGTACACGAGTCTATTTGATGTAGATAAAACTCAAGGTGACTTAGGTAAACTTGTAGATCAAGAGTTGGCTGGACTAGATCCACAGACAATAATGAACTTTGATTCGCTTGTCCAAAGATTTCCTAACCAATCTAAAGATTATTTAATTAGTGCTGCTAAAGTTGGCTTAAATGCTAACAGCCAAGGCATTGAAAAGTTATCATCTGCTGATGGTCTTGCCCAATTAAAGCAAGATCTAACTAACATTGATAATATCAAGAGCCAAGGAAGCAAAGATAAAGGTTTTCTACAAAGCATCTATGGTGTTCTTAAGGGAACAACCCGTGTAGGCTTTGCTACACTACAAGCACCATATCAGTATATAACTACTGTTGGTCGTGACCTATATGCTGCCTCTAAAGGTGAAATTAGTGGACTTAAGTTTGCTCAACAAGTAAATCCATTTACTGGATTATTTGGTGAAACAACAAATCTTGGTCAGTTACTTCAAGCAACTGGTGGTTTATTCGCTGGTAAAGGCCCAGTAGATACTGGTAATGGATTCTTTGTTACACCTGAAAGCAAGGTTGGAGCAGCACAGGCTAAGGCTATGTCTGCTTATGGCCGTATTGATGGTAAATCATTTACTCTTGGTCGTGCTACCCTAAGTTCATTAGGTGCTGATCCTAACAGTACACCTTATCGTGTAATGTCAGGTATCATTGATGCTACTCTTGCTGTAGGTACAGATCCATCTGTATGGTTAGGTCCTGGTTCTGTAACTAAGATTATTGCTGGTGGAAAAGAATTACAGGCTGCTAAAGGTGCTGCAAAAGCAGTAACAGAAGCAAGGGCAACTGCACAAGCAGCAAAAGAAGAAGCAGCAAATGCTGCTAAAATTGATGATATCAATAAGTTAACTAAAGAAGAGAAAGCACTAATCAAGCAACGAGTAGGTGCTGAAAAGAGTGTTCGCCGTAATGTAGAAAATACATACATGAAGGCTGAAAAAGAATTAGCAAAGAAGAGCCAAGCATCAAGTGCTGCTATAGTAACTCGTTTAGAGAAGGCTCTTAACTTTGGTATCAAGCGTGGAGATAAAGTAGAGGGTAACCCTGAGGTTGCATCCCTTATTGAAAAGGGAAATATTGGAGACTTTGTTGTAAAAAGCATTGGAGTCAATAAGCCAGAAGGTGTTATTGATAATCTTGCTCAACTATCTGCTGATTATACTAATACTGGTAAAGCATTCCATGGTATCTATATGGATGAACTTCCAGTTCCAGGACAATTAAAATTTGGTGCCTTTGGTGAGCGTGAATATGTTGCTACAGTATCTAAAGATGATCCATTAACATTACTTGATTTAAGTAAGACATATCAAGCATCATCTCTTGAAGAACGTAGTGCTGAACTAACTCGTCGTGGTGACTTCTTTGATAAGTTATTAGTAACTGCTGATGATACAACAGTACCAGAGGTAACTCGTCAAGCATTAAAAGACTTTGTAAATGGAACTCCTCCACTAGGTCAGGCTGCTAAAAAAGCATCATATGATGATCTATTATTTGGACCGGGATCTGAGAGTGCTGCGCAATTACTTGCTAGAGCAATCTCAACTAAAGATGAGAATTTAATTCAATATGTAACAAAGTTTTTTGAAGAGAGTTGGCCAGCAGATGGATATGTAAATATCCGTGCTATTCATGGCGGTCAAGGTGGAGTAGTAATAACTAATGCTGCTAAAATTGGAGCACGAGAAGTAGGTATCAGCAAAACACTTACTTCCCTATCTGGAACACCTGCTATGGGTGGAGAACTAGGCGCTAAGTTAATTGCTTCTGTTAAAGATGTTCAACAAGAAATCTTAGAAGCAAATACTGCTTTAGGATCAGCCAAGGCTGCTGCTGCAGGCATTGATGGTAAAATTAAAGAAATTGATATCTTGCGTGATTATGCCTCACAAGATCCAGAATTAATTGCTCAATTAGTAAATGATCCTGAGAACATAGGTATTGCTAAACTTATGGATCTTGAGATGCAGATTGCTGATACTAACTATCTTAAAGAGTTCTATAGAAGTGAAGTTGGACTTGTAGATGGTTTTGGTGGCGCAGCAAAGGGCGATATTGATAAGGCTGCTAAGTATTTATTAGGCAAACGCTTTGCTCAGATTGCTGATATTGTTGCAAATGAAACTGACTTTGCTAGATTACACCGCTTATTTGGTCGTAAACTAGATGTAGAAATGACTAAAGAGTTAACTGCTGCCAAGACTGGCGATGAAGTTCTATCTATATTTTTAAAACATTTAGCAGCACCTACATCAGATCCAAAGATCTACCGTTCTCTTGCTCTTAAAGGAGAGGCTGCTTTATTAGCAAAGAATCCATTATTTAAGACTGTTCCTCCAGTTGCATCTAAAGCAATTGCTAAAATTGAAGAAGTTGAAAAGAACTTTGGTCGTTACTTTACTAAGTCTGTAGTATTACCTTTAGATGATACTGATAGACTTATCAATGGCATAGAAGACTGGATGTCATCAGCCAAGATTCCTGATGATATTATTAATAGTTCAATTAACAGAATTATTGCTGCTAAAAGCGTGCAAGAACGCTCTGGTATAGTATTCCAAGAAATTGAAAATGCTCAAGTAGCATTAGCAGAACGTCTTGCTAAAGGAGATGTAGAACTTGCAGATGCTGTAAAAGAAGCATTTCGTGCTACTGGTCGTGAAAATGCTATTATTAAGCAGTATGTTCCAGAAAAACTTGCTAAAGGCGAACTGCCTTCTTTAAACGTTCTTAATGGTGAAGTGCATACATTTGGCGCAGATCAGGCTATCTATGAATACCAATTTCTAGATGATGTAGTTAAACTACCTGATACTAAAGAAATTTCTAAACTTATATCTAAGTATACTGATCGTAAAGCAAAGTATGGCGCTAAACAGGCTTTAGATGTATTTCAAACTGAGATTGGTGATCGCTGGAGAACTGCTCAGTTAGCATTCCGTATTGCATATATCATGCGTAACATTGGTGAAATGCAATTCCGTCAGTATTTCTCAGGTCATGAATCTTTATTAAATCATCCATTTAATTATATTGCTATGATTGCTGGAAATCCTAATGGAAAAGCAGGACAAAAACTGCTATCTAAGATGGCTAAGTACTCAAACGATGTTAAAGGCAACTCACTTGCTGGTAAAGATGCTGAATTAAATCAGGCAATTTCCGCTTTCGTAGAAGAAAACTTTAATTTCCTAGCCCGTAATCATAACTCTGCAGATCCTCGATTTGCATTCGTAGGTAAGATATATGAGGCTATTGGAACAGAAAGTAGCAAGTATCATCTTGGTTTAGCCAATACATTGATCCGTGCTCACTCAGATGCTTTAATTCCTATTGTAGCAAATACAGTAGAAGGTACCGAAGACGATGTAGTTCGTCTACTTATTGAAGGTAAAGGCGAGAAGTTTGCTGGAGTTCTAGATAACCTAGTAAATGGTGGCCGTAATGGTGTTGAAACAGCAGAGTTTGCTAAGATATTCTTGCGTGATCCTAAGAAGGTAAATGGCAAGTATAACCTAAGCCAAGAAAATGTTATTGCTGAGAACGTTAAATCTTACCTATTTGATAAGAACTCTACAGGTTCAGTAATCCGTTATGTAAATAATGTTACTGGAACTGGTCCTGGATCAGAGGCTATTCGTAGACTTCTGGCTGATGGAGAAATTATCCAAAATGGAACTAAGATTAAGATTCCTCGCTATTCAAAAGTAGGAAATATCAATGACCTTGCAGATGAAGATGGTGCTTTTAGAGCACTTCTAGCACGTAACTTTAAAGTAGAAGATATGACTGGATCTACAGTTCTTCATGTACGTGATAAGCGCTTTGGTCCAAAAGATACTAAGTTCTTAGATGAAGGTGTTAATAAGTTTTTCAATCTTTCTACTAAGATAGAAAACGTAGTTAACTTTGCTCCTGAATTCCGTATGTCATACTGGGACCATGTAGGTCGTTATGTAGGTATGGTAAACGATGATGTTCTAAAAGAACTAGAGCAAAATGCTATTAAGTCTTTGGCTCCATTAACAGTCAATGGTCGTAACATAAGTCTTCGTCGTCACCCTTCTTTAAAGGCAATTAGAAAAGAAATTAATGCTCGTAATAAGGGCAAGACAGTAACTGATGGTATTGATTTAGAGACAATGAACTCAATGGCTGCTAAGCAAGCATCTAAATATACTAAAGATTTGTTCTATGATGCTGCTAAGCAACGTCAATATGCTAACTCAATGCGTATATTGTTCCCATTCGCACAGGCACAGTTTAACACTATGTATAAGTGGGCTCAGTTAATGAA